AGTACGCAGAAATACTTACCTGCCGAACCCCTCAAAATATATGCAATGTACAAAATTTGATTTTTTTGCATTGTGTTTTAAGGTAACCTGCAGTCGTATCCCTCCTGCGTTAGTGCTTCGTATATTTTCTTTTGTTCTATTTTGTTTTTACATACAACCTCAATGGTGTACCCCTCTGAATCTGCAGGTGTGACAACATCTTCGGTTGTTTCAACAGGCAAATCAAGACCCCACTCTGTCAACTCTTCAGCGTTCCAATTATTTGCAAGCGCATCCCAATCCCATTCCCCATAGCCTACGTTGTCTTTTATGATAAACTCCCTCTGCTGTTCCTCTGTCAAGTCGTGCGCATACACAACGGGAATATCTTTCACCTTTGCATCAATACACGCACGCAGTCGCATATTGCCCCCTAACACAACGCCCTCTGCATTGAGTACAAGAGGGCGAAGTTGTAACATATTCGGAAATTCTTGGATTGACTTAACAAGCAACTTGAACTTGTCGTCCTTTATGATTCGTGGGTTGTCGGGGTTCGGTTTTATATCCGAAGCCTTCACGAATTTTAGGTTGTACTTTGTTACACTCATTCAATTAGTTTCAAATAATTTATTGCATCAATGATATTTTTCTTGTCAGCGTAGGGCACAATAGCAAAGTATTCTTTGATAACTTTTGTGTTGTGTTTTAATACGCTCTTGAGTACGCTCTTGATGCGCTTGTTTGTGTACTTCGTTTGGGGCACATCGCCATTCATATTGTGCGCAAATGCAACCGTGTTCAGAATACCCGTAACCCGTGCCACCTCCTGCAGATAAATTTCAGTTAGTTGCACCTTAGTCATTTTTTGAAATGTACTATCTGACAACGGCAAAGAATCCGCAGAGGGATTGAGTGTGTTTTGTGCAGTTGCGAAAGAACACAACAGGGTAAATAGCAGGATAAATTTTGTTTTCATTTTAGAGTATAGTTGTTAAGATTAGCAACGTAACAAGGAAGCCCGTTTTTATATTGTGCCACTTTTTTATGCGTTGTATTTTAGCATCATATTTTTGATTGGCTATTGTGAGCGTATCTACTACGCTTTCGCTTTCAATTATTACGCTGTCAAGTGTCTGAATATGTTTGCTTGCCATTGTTACAATGGAATCTAATAACACAACCTGCGCCTGCAACGTGTCTACCTTGCGCTTGTACACATCCAACTCACGGCTCTGCACATCGTATTGTTTTAATTCCTGCAGCGCACTAATCAATGCAGCCCTCTCAACGCAAACTATCTTTTTTGGTGTACCGCTCTGTGAGTAGGTCGGAAAGTTCCACATCAGTAAAATGATGGTAGTCAAATTTAGCAACCGCATTTTTTTCTTTTTGAAGTTGTGAGATAAGAATTTCTTGGGCGTTTCTTGAGTTGTCTAAAATTTCAACGCTGTCCTGTAATGAAGTCACACGCCCCCAATATGCGTAGGAAGTTTTTTCAAGTTCACTCAAGCGGACTTTATACCCGTCTAATTTATCCAACAGGTACGTGTTGAGCGAATCCGTTTCTTTCATTCGTTTGTACGGAAACGCATAAAACACAACCAACAGCAGGAGGGTAGATATAACACAACCCGCAGCAAAGTATTTCCATTTTTCCATTGTGCAATGATACAATTTATTTTAACACGTGTACTCTGTTTTTTATTTTGTTGGTTGTCTTGCTTAACAAGTACACACTGCCGTACCTTGCTGCGTCAATGAAATGATTCCAATAGTCTACAGGTACGTTCATTGACTTGTTTTCTTTGTCAACTTTCCATCTGTAATTTCTCAATTCCTTTATTCCGTTCGTGCTGCGTTGTGTTATTTTAATTGGATATTGAAGTAGTGTATCAATACCACTACGCACGCTGTCCGCTCCCTTCTCTGCAGGAAGCGCACGCACCCCCGCAAGTTGTAGTTCGTGAATACTTTTAGGCTCTGCGCTGTCACATATCACAACGCACTTTTTTAGTTCCTCATCGGATAAAATTAAACGTGCTATGTCTGCGTTGGTCATTCCTGTTTTATAGCACAACTCATCCCAATAAATTTCCCCATCGGAATATGTGACAACTACAATCGTAGTCGGGTCATTCGTGAAACCGAAGTCAATACCTATTACCTGTTTCGGGGATTCGGGTACGCTGTTTACTATTGTGTAGTTGCTAAATATCACACCCTGCAAATTTCCTATTTCCCCTTCTCCGTACACCTTCCACCAATTCACATCTTTTAATTTTCTACTCTCAATATCCTGCAAGATATTTTTATCAAGTTCGTCATTATCTATGTAGGTGCTTTTAATGAAAACAAAATTTCGTGTTGTGTCATTTAACAACTCCGTATGCACCCAAAATTCTGATACGGGATTGAAGTCTAAGAAAGTACACAACTTGGTTCGTATTGCTAACTCTTGAAATGAGGAGTAGGTTATATTGTTGCACTCGTTGACAAATAACACATCCCTTCGTGCGCCCCTCAATTTTGAACTTACATCAGCGGAGAAAAATTCTATTGTGCTGCTTCCTATTGTGAACGTGTTGTTGCTCTTGTTGTGCATTGCATCAGAGTACAACCCCTCTGCAGTGAGGATATTGATAAAATCCCTCATTGCCCCACGCTTCAAATGTGGGAGGCTTTCTGACACAACTGAAATGTGCAACCCCTTCCTACGTGCTGCAATTAAAATTAAAAGTTGTAAAATAGAATAGGTCTTACTTGAGGACGTGCCACCTTGATTCACAATGTACCTTGCCCCACTCTGAAAGGCTTCTATATTTTTTGTGAATACGCTTGTGAGTTTCACAGGTTCTCAATCATTTTTTTTGTGTTGTCATCTTTTGCAACTACGTTAATTGACAAGGCTGTTCCGTTCGCTCCCGTTACCTCCGTGCGCTCTGTGTAGCCCCGTTCTTTGCCCTTGTGTTTTAATACAAACTTGGCTGTATCAACTCTGATACGTTCATTCTTACTACGCATCCCCGTTGCAATGACACGCTCTGCGTGGTCAAGTTCCTCCTCTAGAATTTCTTTTACTTTTTCGGGTTGTGCGTTAGCACGTAGGTAAACCGTGCTGCGCCCGTAGTTTTCAATGTTGTATTTTTTCATTATTGCCCTTGCGGTTGCTGCGTAGTTACCTGCGTTCTCCCGAAAGGTTGACCAAAATTGTGCATCCGTGACTTTCATCCTATGGTTTTATTTTGTTCAAATTATTTTACATTCAGTTGTAGTTAGTTACAACAATAATATCAATCCCGTGCAGTGCAAACATCAACTTTTTTTTGTAATTAAATATTTGCGCTGCGGGGGAACTTTTGCCCTTCCCGTTTACAAGGTACGGATTTTTGAAGTCGTGTACCTCCTCCCTGCCGTTGGCATATTTCACAACGAAGTCGGCTCTGTAATTTCCAATGTACACACCATTCACCGCAAGGGAGTAGGTCACCTGCCTATCAATTGAAACTATTTTTTCTGCAGGGTCGGTTGCATTTTTGAGCAACTGCAATTTTTGAAAATACCGATATTCCCCCATAGAATCGAATATACCTGCGGAGGTGCGGACTTTTTTTGCGTTGTATTTATTTGCCATAGTACAAAAGTACATAAGGGGAGAAAACCCCTTTCCCCCCAAATGTACTACCCAATGTAACACAACGGAAACAGAACGAAGGTAGGGGCTACGGGTTGTATTATTTTTCACGTGTGTGAATATACAACTGCAAATGAGTGAGGGGATGCAGAATGCTGCACCCCCTCAACACAACCAATGTGAACACTTGCACTACAGAAGCGTTGCACAAATATACAACTCTAATCTATTCGGTATTCACTACGCAAAATTATTTTAGCATCTTCCCGTGTTATTTCGTAGTGGCTCAACCATTCCTGCGTTATGAAAATTTGTTTTTTAAGACCCTGTTGATTCGGGAGCAGAAACCTACCCTCAGATAAAATAAATTTATTTTGCGCTCTGTAAATTTTACCTGTGTCATTTTCAAACAACACAACCTTATCAAATTTCTTTGCCGTGTTTAGCAGGTGGAAGTTGATGCCGTATGCGTTGTAATTTTTTAGAACCTCGTTTGTGTTGCGGTTTATGTATAGCGTTTCCGTTTCGTAGTTTACACGCCCTACGCTGCGCCTATGCTGTTCGTTGGGTAGGAGTACAAACACGTCTATTCCTTTGTAACGTAAACACGTTTCGGTAAATAATACAACCCCGTATTCATCCTCTATTCTATACATCCTTGCCTCCGTAGTTGTCAATGTAGTATTGCTCTCCCCTGTAAGTTTCTATGTAGTTGCCTATTGTTGGGGTCACCCGTTTTTTATCTCCGTGCGCTTTTATTATTTGCGCCCGTTCTATTGCTTTTGCCTTTTCAATTAGGTTGTGATTTATGAATGTGCTGTTTAGGCAGTCGGCATTTACCTGCTCAACAAGCCATTCGACTGCTGTCTGTTTTTTCATTGGTGTGTTGTGTTAAAATATAGGGTAGTTTTTTTGTGCGCAGCATTGTAACAATAGAACCGCTGCACAAATTAGAATTGTTTTAATTGTGTACCGCATTGTGTAGTTGTGTAATTATTCAAATTGAAATTTGAACTGCTTTTTTTCCTTTTGTTTTTTATTGTTTTTCAGATTGTCAAGTAGGGCAAAATTTACATTGGGCTTCCGTGCGTAGTCATCGTTTGTATCAATGGGCAACGTGGCGGGTACGTCCGCTGCTGATTCAAACACTATCACATTTTTCAAGTTGTGTTTTGATATCAACTCATCCTGCCTTCCCCCGTAACTTGCCGTTAGCACTAAATTCGTTGGTATATCTTGCAACCTATTCACCCAATAGCCTATTGACTTTGTATATGCCCACATTTCAACGTGCGGATTTTTTTTCGCTATGTCAATCCACATATCAAAATAGTTTTGATTGAAAAAATCCCCCGCTGCGTGTATACGTAGTGCGGTACAATCAGAGGGCAAATCGGGCTGCGTTGCACTTAAAACCAATTCAAAGTTTTTCCACCTGTGTTCCCGTACTGCAGGAAAACGCTCTGCGCTTGCTGCGTAACATTTGTATTGCCCTCTGTGAATGTTGAACTTACCGCTGTGCCTGTCAACCACTACCTTACATTCAAGCGCAAAGGGGCACGTTGTACCCGTTGGCAAATTCCATTCGTACACTACTCCTGTGTAGTACGTTTTGTTTTTTACAAATCTACCTTTCATAGTTGTCAAATTTTGTAACCTAAAACCGCTTGAACATCTTTGGTTTTATTTTGTTTTTCCCTGTAGTTTTCTCCCCTCAATTCGGGGAAATCCTCTTGCAATTTCCTGCGTGCCCTCCCAATGCTTTCCTGTGAATACAATCTGCCGTTGGGCTTAATGTATTCACAAAAGAATTCATAAGCGGTTGTATTTTTTACCGCCTCAAGCCCTCCCAATTGTTCCGACCATATACGGGCGCAGAGTGTTTTGTCACAATCCCGATACCTCACATCCCTACGCAGGTAGTATTCTACAACCTCCTGCAGTTGATGTATCTCCCTGTCAATTGCCATTTTTTTTAGTTTTAATTGGTGAAATAATTAAATCTAATTCAAGTAAGCGTTTCTGCAGGTTGTGTTTATACTCCCGTAAGAATTTAATTGTTTCAAGCACGTGCCTCCGTTTCAAGTATTCGGATTGAAAGTGTAGGGCTTTCACGTTTCCGCTTTCCCATTTTTCTATGCTGTCAATTGTTTCGATTAGGTCTGTGAATTTTGCATCCCTTTCCTCAATGAAAAATTTCTTTGGTTTTATTTCTTTTGTTCCCATAGTGCTGTGTTTTTTTTGGTTGTGTTATTTATTTTCTTCCTCTTGTTTTAGTATTCTTTCAGTCCATCGCAGAGCGGGTTCACCTCCCCACAATAGGTACGAAATTGTTCCGCACGCTTCCGTATCATCGGGGTTGTAATATGTTGCAGCCCTGCTCAAGTATGAATACATCCGCTTGATTGTGTCAAGCGACAACGCCTCCCCTTTTACAAGTTGTTGCGCTCTGACTTTGCCTACCTGTGTTGCGCACCTATTGTTTACCGCTTCGTTTAGTTTTATTCCACGTGCTGCAGCATCTTTTACCGCTTGCGGGTAATCGCTGAAGGTTTTATTTTTTGCGCCTATGCTTGCCGTGCAAATTGCGTAGGCACTCTCCTCTGTGTATCCCTGTTCCATTAGGTCTTTTACACAACGTTCTAATTTCTTTGGCATCTGATTTTGTTTTAGTTTTTTTTGAGTGATTGTAAAAAGGGGAGAGCGAACCCGAATCACCCTCCCCAATTTATTCTGTTTTATTTTTTATTGGTTGTCTTTTTTGCTGCAGGTTTTTTGTTTAGAATTATTTTTTTACCCTGCTCTGCGGTTACTTTTTTTAGCAACTGCTTTGCCTTGCGAATATATCCCTCCACTTCGATTGTGGGGTATTCATCTGCTTGCATAAATTGAATGAGTTCTGTGAGTGCTTGTGCTTGTGTCATTTTGTTTGTGTTTTTAGTTGTTTGTTTTTAGTTGTGTTTATTTACCTCCACTTCCAATTGTCGGGTTCAATTGTACGTGTATCAGTCTTAGCAATTGCCTTTTTTATTTTCTCAATCTTTGGCGAACCAAAGTAGGAACGTGCTTCTAAAAAGGCTTCGTATAGGGGTACGTTTAGTTTCCACATTTCCCCGCAGTAATTAGTTGGCAGTTGTTTCTTCATAGGTCGGGAGTGGTTGTATTAAATACATAATGTGTTCAACCCAATCTTGCGTGTATGGTACACCTGCGTTCACAATATCATCAATAAGGTCTACCCCTACACCCAAGTTGTAAGATAATTCTTTGCGCATATATCCATTCATACGCATAGGCTCTGACAAGTAACGCATTAGGGTTGGGCGTGTCATATCCATCTTAGCGCAGAGGGTTGTGATATTTATCCCACGCTTGCGCAGCATTTGTTCAAGAATCTTTTTTTGGTTTTCCGTGTTCATTTTGTGTTGTTATTTTTTACAATTGTGTTTATGTGATTTGCTCCGAAGGCATCACCCTCCTGCCTGTTTCGTGTGTGCTTTTCATTCTGCACACGTTGGTTGTGTGTTTGTACTCTATGATTTATTACCTCATCAATGCGTTGTGCAAAAAACAAACCGAACCATTCTAAAAGTGTATCGTATCCGAATCCCCCGTAGAGTTTACCGAACGCTTGTCTTTTGAATGCTAAAGATAAAAAAGTTTTCAATTCGCTCAATGATAAATGTCTAACGTCGGGGTGCTCCGAAAACATTTTTCCTATCTGTATTACCGCTTCGGGAGTTACCGAACGGGACGCAGGTAGTACACTTGCGAAGGTTGCAATTTCCGCAGTGATATACATCTGCAACAATTCTTTATTCCCGTTGCGTATCAATTCCGCACAACGTGGTTGATTTGTTTCAATTGTATTTACAACTGCGTTGGATATGCTTTCAAATTCCTTAGCCTCCTGCAATTGCATTTCGTAGTGAGTTCGCAAGGCTACTGAGTGCTGCGTGTTGAGTTGTATTTTTTTGTTTTCCATTGTAGTGCTGTTTTAGTGTTTCAATCATTGAGGGGAGTTGCGAATTTATCTGCCTCAATTGTGTTTGTGTTTGTTGCCAACTTGACAACCTTTCCCAATTGTCAAGAATGAAACTAAAAATTTCCAACGCTTCCCGCTCCCCGTTTTTTACGCTTTCAATTTGTTTTAAATAAATCAGAATCTTTTTTGCTGCAGCCCCATCGGCTTCCGTAATTCGGGTTGGCAACTTTCGCAACTTGCAAAACGTGTCATAGGTTTCAATCAGATTTTTGAAGTCACCCGAATCGCTCCCGTTCGTTTTAACGGGCTTTCGCTTTGCCGTTGGTATCTGTGTACCACCTTGCCCCCGTTCGTGCGCTATATCCACGCTAATAACGTCCTGCGGGGTTTCCACCGCTGCAGTTGTGTAGGGCTGCGCATTTTTTTCTTTTTCTTTTATTTCTTTTTCTTTTTCTTTTAATTCTAATTTATTTTTTTCCTTTT